GCTGGAACTCGGACTCCCACTGCTCCGCAGACAGCATCTCACGCTGATCACGAAAATACTGGGTGGTGAACACCTTCTTACCCTCACGGACGTACTCAAAATTACTCTCGTCAGTCACCGGGTCAAGGGCAGGGGTTTCGATGATCTTCATACGCTTACCCTGCTTCTTCATTTCCTCCTGCAAGTGACCGATAGGGTCATACAGAGAATAGCGTGTACCGCAGATGACAATGGGTGTACCTTCAATGGCACGTCCGATAATATCGCCAGAGATGACTTCCCACTTATCGTCAAGCCGCTGTCTGTTCTTCGCTTCCTCACGACCTTCCACACAGTCATCCAGATACAGAAGGTTGGTTGCTTCGGACAGACCTACCTGTCTTGCATCAATGGAACGGCACATGATAGTCGGGAAGCGGGACTTGTGCAGGAGGTTGACGATCTTCGTATCGGCATTGGTCTGGACAAGCTTGCTTTCCGGGAATATGTCGTAGAAATGGTAGTCGTTAGGAGTTTGCAGGTATTCCAGACAGCCCAGGTAGAAGGACTTAACAAGGTCATCGCCTGTACCTTCCATCAGCGTAGACCTATCCGGGAACTTGCCCGACAGCATATTGGTGAAGTTGATACCCAACTGGGACTTACCGCCACGCTTCGGCATGGAGATGGAGAGGAAGTCCAGCTTACCGTCCAGCACTTCCTGGTACGCATCCACATACCGCTTGAGGTAGTGGCGGCGGGGCTTGTAGAACTGCTTGTCCAATGCCTTGCCGTATTCCACCGTCTGCAAATAGTCATCAAAGAAGTGGGGCGCACCGAACAGGAACGAACGATACAGCAGATCATTGAACCGCTCCGCAGCAAGGAAGTCACTACGCTCAACCGCTGCTTGCAGGGCAACCGCAATCTTCGGACGCAGATCATGGTTCCACGCATGGGCTATATCAAAGTCAACCTTCTCATACTCTCGACACAGACCGAACATGTCATTGAGAGGGTCATATTCGTAAGGGTGGGACTGGATAGCCTTTTCAATCCTACCCTTGAGTTTCAGTAGTTCCATAAATACCTCCATAAAAGAAAATGGGACTGTCCCGTAAGACAGCCCCATTGGACTCACCGCTGCACGTCAGCGATGTTACACTTTCAGATATTCGCCGTACTGGTCTTTGAACCTTCCTCTGGATATGGTAATGAGATCACATGCCCAGCCCAACATGAAGAAGTTCAAGGTGCAGAACGCAAGCCATCCACGCCCACGCCTGCCTACGTAGAAGTAATGCAGACCGAACAAGCCGCCGATCAAGCACATCCAGAACGCCGTGCGCTTTTTCTTATCACTGGTGACAGTTACATAGTTTGCCATTATTCGCACCTCCTATTATTCAGTAATCTCATAGACTTCGCCCGTCTTAGAGTCAGTAATTACAAGATTGCAGTCCAGCACTTTAACAAACTCCATCAGAGTAGAAATTCTCATATCTCGGTTCAGTTTGGCACTAATGCCAGACTGGGAAGAAACGCCAAGCATTTTCGTCAAATCTCCCTGGGTCAATTCCCTGGTTCTCATAATAGATTTGACAATATCGTTTGCTTTCATAAGCTTACCTCCTTGTTTTCATGCTTTAATACTATCATGCTATAGTGCTTTTGTCAATAGTCTTTTTGTGTTTTGCGAATTTTTCAAAGTGAGGTTGGTAGGGTATTTCTTAAAATCGCTATAACTTCTCTTAGAAGAAGCCCTACTAAGAAGAAATGTATGCAAAATGCAAATTTGCCCTACCACCCTTCGGGTTCCACCAAACTTTTTTTATTTTTGCGGAACTTTCGACACTCACCCGCCCCGGCTGACCCCCGCCAAAATCCCCCACCGCCCCACCGTTGATCAGCCGGGAGCGGACGCAGCCAGGAAGCCGGGAAGCCTGGGCAACTCTTGAAATTTTAGCACGAAAACATGAAATAGTGCTTGACTATAGCACTAAAACATGCTATAATGATACCGTAATCAAGGCAGGGCAGCAAGCCCCGGAAATTATCGGCTTGCGATCCTGCACCAATCAAGAATGAATTTGTATGCAGAAAGGATGCAAGAATATGAAAAACGCATGGTTTGAAGAAATCAAGAAAGACATTCCCGCCCGTCTTGAGGACTACGAAGGAACAACCCATTATGTCTGTGATATGGGCTTTATGCTCACGGAGGGTGAGAACGCTAACGGCTCCTGGTATTGCTCTCGCAAGGAAGCACAGGACGAGATCAGCCAGCAGATGGACGAATTCGGCGCAATCGCTGAATACATGCGCCAGGAATGGGAAGATACCACAAATCCCCTGCTTGAATGTGAATTGTTCCATTGTAAAGCTATGATTTGCGTATATGAAAGCGCATTTAATGCAGCCGTGGCAGACTTTGAAGAATGGAACGATCAAGTAGAAATCACCCCGGAATTTATCGCCCGTGTGCGTGAAGCCCTGGAAGATGTAGACTTTGACGATCTGTTTTAAGGAGGTTACACCAATGAGCAATGAAACAATGAACGCCGTTTATGATTACTTTAATACGGTAATCGTCAATAGTTGGTCATGGCAACGGCTGACCGAAGAAGAACAAGAACGGTTCAAAACCTGCATTGATTTTAGCAGGATAACGGGCAGCAAACAACAGCGGGTTAAAGTGCTGAACATGGTTTACAGTGCATTTTTGCACGGGGTAGGCTATAAACCCATAGGATGGAGAGAACCAGACCCCGAAGCCCCGCAATTTTAACCAACAGCCCCGGACAGCTTGAAACACTGCGCCGGGGCTTTCCCCTATAATGCAGCCGTAGACGGTCACAAGCCCGTTAAATGCAGAGTGTAGGAGAATACCCAAGGAGGAACTAAAGACCATGAAAAAGGTATGGACAACCCCACAAGGCGAATATTACAGCCTATACGGGGATATGCTCAAACAGCCGCACTTGCTCATAGCAGGCGCAACAGGCAGCGGTAAAAGCGTTGTGATCAATGGGCTTGTATATACCGCCCTATATGACAGTCCCGCCGCCGTGCAGTTTATCTTGATTGACCCGAAACGGGTTGAACTGGTAGACTATGCCAAACTCCCGCACACGATCAAATACAGCAGTGAACCGGGGGACATGGTGCAAGCCCTTGAAAAGGCTATGGAGATCACAGAAAGCCGCTACAAGGCTATGCAGCGGGACAGGGTGAAGAAGTACAGCGGCGGGGCGGTCTATGTGATCATAGACGAATTAGCCGATCTTATGACCACCAACCGCCGCCAGGTGCAGCCCCTCTTGCAGCGTCTCTGCCAGATAGGACGGGCGGCAAATGTTCACGTAATAGCCGCCACACAATGCCCGCTGTCCTCTGTCATCCCTACGCCGATCAAAGTAAACTTTGACGCACGTGTAGCACTCCGCACCCGCTCCGCACAAGATAGCCGTAATATATTAGGGGTCAAGGGTTGCGAACTGCTCCCCAGATATGGACAGGGCTATTATATGACCCCGGACGGCTTGACGCTCTACAATATCCCCATGCAAGACCCCGCCGACATTGCCCAGATTGTCAAATACTGGCACAGAGCAAGACCCCGCCGCAAATGGCTATAGACCAATAGAACAAGCCCCGACAGGCTCCACAGCTTGCCGGGGCTTTCCTTATGTCCTGGGGTTGGTGTATCCCAGCGCAGCCGACACAGATCACGCCGGGGCAGTCTTAGCCCGTGGGGGCTTTCTGCACGTCTGCGGAGATTTCCACGACAACATCAGCTTGCCCTTCTGCGCTTTCTGGGAGGGCAAGACCTCCTTCTGCACCTTCGGGCAGGCTTTCTGTAACTCCATAGGTATTTGCAAGATACTTCTGCTTGAGGGCTTCTGCGTCTGTCTGATCTCCCAGGGGGCTTGTGTTCGGGGTCAAGACAACCTCCTGCTGATCTTTCATGCCGTCATAGTTCTTCTGCCAGAAGATACCTGTCACCGGGTTTACCTTGCCGTCCTCCATCAAACCTTCACGATACATAGCGCAAAATTGCTGCACCTTTTTTACGAACTCGGTGCGCCGTGGGTTCGTTTGTCTACGTACTGTCCATTCATATACCAAATCCTTATTGATACCGATAGCAGCATACGCAGCTTGATTGCCGATCTTCATATCCCATTCTGCACACTTAGTCAGATAATGCTGGAAACGTCTCTCCATTTCCTCCACATCGTCATGGTCAAGAGGTTCTGTAGGAAGAATAGCCTGCATGAACGCAATCCTGCGGGTATTATATCCCTGCGGCAGGTTGGGGTTCTGATCAGCAACAATCCCCTTCAACTCACTGCTTTCTGCGCTTCTTGTTCTGGGCTTCGTGTCCTTCGCCCCTTGTGTCCTCGCCATCCTGGGTTACCTCCTTGTTCTGCCCCTTCTGGGCTTCCTGCTCCTTCTGGGCTTTCTGGGCGGCTTCCCGCTTTTCCCTTGTAAATCTTTCGACATAGCTTTCCATGATAGTTTCCTCCTGTCAATTTATCGTTCTGTAGAGGAAAGTAGGGCAAAACTGCATTTTGCTATAACTTCTCTATAGTAGACCCCTATATAGAAGAATTATAGGAAAAACGCTAAAATACTCTACTAACCTCTACTTTGAACACCGTTTAAGGCTTAATACCAAGCCCATGATAGACCGTTACGCCGTTGATCACGCGCTTGTCTGCGTACCAATCCGGGTGTGCGGTCACTTCTGCATTGAACTTCTTCATGCTGC